GTTGACGACCGCCGTTAACGCAGACGAGCCAAGCACGGCGCAGACGAGCGTAACGATGATGGTCTTGGTGTCCATGGCTATGTACCTTCTTCCGTGATCTTCTTCCACCCGTCCGGGTTAACGGATGGGTTCCAGACGTTGGCGGCGAGCAGGGATTCGTAGAGCTCGTCCTGCCACCAGCCTTTTTCGCCTTTGGAGAATGCAAGACCGGCGGTGATGGTCTCGGGGATGATGCGGAAGCCCTGCTTGTAGGCGATGTCCTCCCAGAGGGCCGGGGCGGCGTCCGGGGTGTTCTGGGCCGTGTCCCAGAGGTCGGAGGCGGCGCGCTTGATGGTGCCGCCCCAGTTGATGCGCATGCCGGCTTTGACGAGGCTGCCGGAGCCGGTCAGGCGGGTGAAAAGCTCTGGTGCGAGACTCGCGTCGGCGTCGGTGAGACTGGCTGCGCTTTTGACGATATAGGGGCGCAGCGCCCGCGCCCGCTCGGTGTAGGTGCTCATGTTATTCCGCCTCCCCGAGCAGGATCTTCGCGGCGGTCTCTGTATCCGTCAGCGGCAATGCTGCACCCATTTCCTCATAGCTGCCTTCTGGCTCAGTACCTTTCAGCGTATGGTCTGTGAGATGAAACACCATGTCAGAAAGCACCTGATGTTCAGTTCCTTCTTCATCCGTAATAGTCACAGCCATCTTCGCGCAAAATCCTTCTGCCTGATCTTCCTTGCACGGGACATAACAACCGTTGCCATGTAGTCGAATGGGCATAATACTGTCTGCATACCCGGCAAATGTGCCGTCCTGTTTTACTGCATACATGGCGTCCCTCCAAATTTCTCTTGATAGATTTTCTCCAATTGCTTTGTGCTTGCTGTTCGCAGCCGATTCTTCCAGTATCCGTTTTCCTGCCCCGGCCATTTGTCATCCGTAAAATCTTCATCGCAGCCGTTTTTTCTGTACCATCGGTACAGATCGTTCAGCATTTTCTGCCGCTCGGCACCTTCCTGCGTGTTCGGCCTGAAATGCTCCCACCCGTTTTCGGACGTCGCAGCGCATATCCGCCTGCCGTCTGCTGCAAACAGGAACCCTTCAATCTCCGATACAACAGTTCCGTACCGGAGATTAAATGCTCCATCTATGCCATTCCCACGGAACCGCTTATACACGATATATTCCATGCGCTTCTCCCTCATACGCAAAAGCCGGGCGCGAAGCCGAAGGAAGCGCGCGCGGTGCGGTCTTCGACTGTCCCGTTGGTGTTCACATTCTCGAAACCGTCGGAGCTGCTCGCAAGCGGAGAACGGAGCCACCAACGAGCGGCGGTGCTCGTTCCGTTGTGCTTGTACTTTACCTTGCTGTTTCCAGCGGAATAATAGGCGTACTGCGCTTGCTTACTCGCCTCGTTCGAGTTTGCTCTCGAAATGCTCCCGAAAACCTCAAACTCCGAGAGGAGGAAAAAGTAATCCTTTGTCGCCGTGACCGCACTCGCGGATGTGCTATTATTTCCCGTATTGTCCGTGTACTTGGTAACGGACTTTAGGACTGCACGGAGCGCCGCCGGAATGACTGCGATAATCGTTCCGGAATAGCTCGAGAGGCTTGTCCCGCAAATATTTGTACGCATTTGCGAGCTCGCCCATCCGCCGGAGTTCGTTGCACTACTGTTCATAGAGAAATAGCCGGTTGTCGAAACGGGCGAGGTATAGTAACTGTCGCAGAAACACACGTCCGTACCGCCGGAGAGCGCCGTTTTGCCTAACTGGAAATGAATACGGTTTTCCCCTTCTAGGCTCGCATTATGGTTGAATCCAATGACAAATGCGTATATTGTGTAATTAGATAGTGTAAGATGTCCAACCGTGCCGTTTAGCGTTACAGCCTTTCGGTCACCGACGCTCCAATAGTTCGCGCCCTGTCCCGCGTCGGATATATTTTTTATTGTTTCCCAAGTATTTTTATTCAGTGTCGGATATACAAAATTAAGCGACACCGCGTAGCTGTCCGTGATAGTTACGGCTTTTGTGTCAGATGTTTGCCCGTTGAGCGTGGCGGATACGCTCCATGTGCCGATCTCCGGAACGGTAAGCGTACAAACTCCGGTGCTGCCAGATGTTCCGCTGATCGTTTTGGAGCCGTTCGTCGCTGTGACCGTCGCACCGGCAGATACCGTTACGACCAGTTGCGGAACGATCCCGGTTTGAATTGCACGAACCGCGCTTGCAAAACCATCTGGGTAAGTCAGCGGGTCGGATGTTCCGCCTTTTTCTCTGATGGCATCGGCAACTGACGTGAGTTCTATATCGTTCGTTAAATATTCAGTTGCCATCAGAAGCTACCTCCATTCGCGTTTGCGATCTCTACCGCCGCCCACGCACCGGAAACAACCCGCAGAAATTTTCCATTATCAGCGGCGGTGACAGACGGCACTTCTCGAACCTTGACAGCTCCGGTCTTGCCGTTGACGGAGGTGACAGGGGCGGTTTTGAGGTAGTCCTTGCCCGCCACGGCCACCACCCACGCCGTCGGCTTGCCGCTTGTGTCGACCGTCTTGACCTTGATAAGGTCGCCGACCTTCGCCCCGGAGGCCAAAAGCACGTCCTGCTTGCCGCTCCATGCGGCTTTGTTTCCGCGCACGTCGCCGATGGCCTCGTCAATCTGCGCGCCGGTATACTGGCTGTTGTACGCCATGCGATCACTCCTTCATGCACAGGAAATCCTCTCCGTCAGCCGTTTTCATGGTCTGCGACTGTCCGGACGGGATAAATCCGTAATTGTCGTTCCAGCTGCCGTCCACGCCCTGCGCGAACAACGAAATGCGGTATTCCCCATCACCGGAAAGCAGAAAATCGTCGTAAACCTCAAAGGTGCGCTGCGTGCCCGCCGGGGTCTGGGAGAAGGACGCGATCAAAGCGCCCTTCCCGCGGCCCCAATCCTCGCCGGACTTCGTCGCGCGGCACTCGAAGGCCGTGTAGGCGATGTCCGACGAGAAGGTGACGGTGATGGAGTCGTACCCGGATACCGCCGAGATCTTGTTTCCTGTGATGGAGAAGGTCAACTCCGGCGCGGCCATTAGGCTGCGCTCCACGTCCCGGCGGCGTTCTTGACGAAGACCTTCACGATCTTCACGCCGTCGCCGGAAGACGCCGATTCGAGATCCGCGCCCTTGACAGTGACGTTGATGGCGGTGTTCTTCTTGTAGCCGCCCGCCGTGCCGCTGACGTTCGTGGAGCCGCCCGTCGCCGGGATCTGCGTGCCCGCCGTGTGCAGGCTGCTCGTCGCCGGGACGACGCGGACGGTGTATTCCTCAAAGTCCACATCGCAGACGAAGGAGAACGCCGCTGCGTCGTATCCCGTTACCTTGGAAATGCGGCTCTTGTCGGGGCCGGTGATGGTCACGGCGGGGATCGAGGTGTTGAGCGTGATGGAGTCGCTGGCCGCAGTCGATTCGTTGCCGACGTCGTCGCGCACCTTTACATAGATCGTCTTCAGGCCGTCGCCGTCCGGGAGCGTAATGGATTTTGTTGCGGCGAACGTCTCCCACGACGCATCTGCTTCCTTTGCCGCCGCCTTTGTGCCCCAGATCTTCATCTGGTAGCCGGTCGTCGCGGCGTCGGTGACTGAGATCTTCGCGGTGACGGTCGCGCTGGTCGCGTACTGCGCGCCGTCGTTCAGGATCAGCGATAGGCCGGCAGGTGCCAGCGTATCAAGTGTCAGATTGAAAAAACTTGCCATCTGGATTTATCCCCTTTCTTCGCTTGTGAGTTCGATGTACAAAAAGCCGCCAGGCCTTTCGTAGATGGTTTCTGTGCCCAAGCGGGCGGATTTGATGCCCATGGAGCCGATGAACAGCTCCAGAATGCGTTTGATTCCAACTGCCAGCATGTTATCCCTCCAACAGATACAGTGTCCGCGCGTCCTTTTTGTCCAGCGCGTCATAGTCCGATTTTGTCAGCACGCGGATCTCATCGATCTGCGCGGATGATATCCCCCCTCCGCCGCCTCCGCCGCCCGACTGGCGGGCTTCGTTGATGGCGGCGACGAGGTTGTCCTTGCTGTAGGTCTCGAGGTCGGCGAGGTTGCCGATCTGCTCTTGCAGCTGCGCCCAGACGGGGAGTGTGGGATCCGCCGAAGGATCTCCGGACGGCTCCACCGCAGGCTGCACCTTGCCGAGCGATACCCACACCGTGGGCAGCACGACGCCGGAGGCGTTCGTGCCGTACACGCCGACGCGGGCATAGCGCCCCGCCACGGCGAGAATCTCTGGCGGGACGGTCACGGTATCGCCATCCCATTTCGCCTGGAGTACGTCGATGGTGGCCCTGCCGTTTGCAAAGACGGCGGTCTTCGTCAGCCCGTCCCAGTCGGATGAAAACGCGAATTCGATGCTGACGGCCTTTGCCATGCCCGCCGTCAGAAGCTCCGGCGGCGAGCACAGATGCGCGGAGGCTTTGGTGATGTGGATCTGGATCATGCTTCGTCAACTCCTTCAAATTCCACAAACGGCTCCAAACACTTGATATCTCCGGCGGAAAGCCGGAGATCAAGATCAATCGGCAGCTTGATCCGCTTGAATTCCGGCAGTTCCGCTTCCAGCTCGTTTAGCTCCGCCTGCGGCCGCCCGCTCATGAGCTGGTTCCCGTAAAATTCAAGCGTCGGATTCAGCTTGGTCGCCAGAATGGCGAGCGCGTAGGCCTGCCGAAGCGGGAGATCCTGCCCGATGAGTTTTTGCAGCGGCTTGGATGCAAGTGCAATATCATATAATTTCATGGCGTCCTCCTAATTGATTGCTGTGCCGTTTACCGTTAATTTCCCCGACGAATTGCATGCGAGTGTGCAGTATCGGTATGAATTGTAATACAGCACGATCTCATCCCCTCTGACTGTCACAGGATAGTTTGATGTCCCGATTTCAAACCCTGTCGCGGACGGGGTGAGCGTCCTGCTCGACAGCGTAAGCTTGTACGAGCCGCTTGTCAGTGCGGCGACGGTCGGCGATACCGTGCCCCATTTTGCAGAGTAGTTGCTGGATCCGCTTTTCAGCAGGACTTGGCCGTCTGTGCCTCCTGTCGGGAGCATCCCGTCAGGGCTGCCCCACTCGACTGCATAGTCGGTTCCTCTGGATTTTTTGAGTACTTGTCCGGTACTGCCGCCGGACGGGAGTGTCCCGCTGACGTCGCCCCAGGTGCAGGCGTAGTTTGACGCGGACGATTTTTTCAGCACCTGCCCGTCTGTCCCGCCGGTCGGGAGGATGCCGTCCGGACTTCCCCAGGTGCAGGCGTAATTGACTGCGGATGTTTTTTTCAGCACCTGGCCGGTCGTTCCGCCGGTCGGGAGTGCCCCCGGCAGGCTGCCCCACTTGACGGCGTATTCCTTCGTACCGTCCTTGAGGAGTGCCTGCCCGTCTGTCCCGCCGGTCGGGATGCCTGTAATGGTGCCCCATTCCAGTGCGTAGTCCTCGCCGGACGATTTCTGCAGAACCTGCCCGGTGCTGCCGCCCGCCGGGATACCACTGGCTGCGTCCGCGCCCGGAGCGCCGACGGCAAACATGACGACTTTGCTGCCGGACAGCTCCAGCACGGCCACGCGCTGGCCTGCCGCGAATTTTACCGCCGTGTTGCATTTATAGTGCTTCTCGGTCGGCTCTTCCGCGCCGTCCAGCGTGATTGTCAGTCCGTCTTCCTCTACCGTCGCAACGGTCGCAAGCTGAAAAGGCTGCTGCGGTTCTTCCGCCGTTTTTTCTTCCTCCGGCGTTTCTGTGTATAAGCTGTCGACACCTTCCATTTACGCGATCACCGTCCTTTTTGCAGAGTGTGTCATGAGGCTTCCGGCTGACAGCTGCATCTGCCAGCCGGTTTCGAGATAAATGCCGCCGATATCGTCATGCGTAAGCGCGATCACGTCACCGACGCCGTGGCCGGGGTCGTTGAGGGTGTAAAATGTGATCGCGCGGGCCGATAGCAACGATTCGTTCCGCAGGCGGTCGGCGTAGGCCTGTAGTTCCTCCTGCGAGGCGATATTGTCTACCTTTACGAGCGACGCGATGCGCATATTGCGGCGGAAGGTCGATTTCCGCGACTGCGGGTTGTCGTTGATCGCCGTCGCTACCATCGGTTGCTCCAAGTCCGGGTTTGAGCATACGCAGATAAATACGTTCTGTGCGTCGAAGAGGTCTTCTTCGTCCGACCAGTCCGGCCCCGGATGGCGCTCCGGCAGAAACAGTTCCGTCGTGCCATAGGCCCAGTCGATATTCTGCGCGCTCGGTTCCTGATACGGCTCCAAGCGGGCAACGCCGGAGGCGTCAAACCAGAGGCTGTTATAATTGATCTCTTCGAGCAACGCGTTGATGATCGTCAGGTAGCTTGTGCCGATGTCCCAATCCTCGCGGTCGGTCTGCAAGGCTGCGTCTGACGGCGTTGCAATTACGAGTGCAATTCCGCAGGCTGTCAGCAGTTTGCGGATCTCCGTAAGGTACGACGAGCCTGCCGCAAGGTGCAGGATGGTCTCGGTTCGGTTGCTGTACACGCGCCAGCCGCGGTCGTAGGCCTCGATCTCGACGCGCTTCTGTCCGGCGGCTCCCTTGGTGCTCGGTGTAGCAGCCTGGTAGACGCCGAGCGGCGTCTCCGCGCCGTTGATCGTCATAACGGGCCGCAGCTCGTCGGACAGATAATCTACTGCGTCGTTCGGCAGGAACGTGCCCTTGAGGCTGCCGTGGATCGTCGCGTCGCGGGTGCACATGATCTGCGGCGAGCTGCCGGTGTCCCATTGGAGCTGTGTGAGGGGCGCGCCGTTTCGGAGCACGTCGACGCGGAAACGTACGTCACGGGTCAAGGGTGATCGCCTCCTCCCGGTTCGTGTGCGAGATGGTGAAGGAATAGCGGCGCATGAACTCGTCGCAGTTGCTCTCGAGCGACGGGAGCGAGCCGATGACCATGTTTCCGTATCGGTCTTTGAGGCAGACGAGGCGGCCGACAAGGGCTTCCAGCGTGAGGGCGGCGGCCCGCTGCGCGTGCGGCCAGGCGCAGGCGACGGACAGGGCGCGGTCGCGCTGCTCGCTGCGCTCCTCGACGGGGTAGGCAAGGCCCGCCAGATGGACGGTCGAGACACCGGCCGAGAAGCTGGTGCGGTTGGTGCGCAGCTGCGTTTCGGACAGGCGCATCTCGAGCCAGACGCCGGTCTCGAGGTCGCAGATCATGTTGGTCTCGGGCAGCACTTCGACAGTGTCGGAATTGGACACGCCGTAGTTGTCGCTGTCTGCATAGCAGCCGCGCACGCGGTAGGTCACGCTGCCGATGCTGGTATGGTCGACGTACTGCTTTTGCGTGGTGCGGGCGATGGCGATGCCGTCCCGCTCGATCAGATAAAAATCATAGCTGCCTGCGGTCTGCCAGGTGAGCGTGGCCTCATGGCCGGCGGTGACGGTCAGGGTGATGGCCTCGCCCTCGGTGTGCGAAACGGGCAGAGCGGCTGCGCTCCACTCGGACCACATGCCGTACTTGTTCTGCACGCGCACGCGGACGGTATAGCTGCCGTCGGCGAGATAAGCAGGGGAGCGCCATGCCTTTTCTGTGCCGTAGACCGTTCCGGAGGCGTAGCCGCTCGAGAGCGTCAGCTGATAGGCCTCCTGCTCGGAGGTCTGCCAGGTGATGCGCGGACGCGGGCCTGTGGACTGGATTACGATGGACGGTGCGGACGGAGCGTTGATGGCGATAAACTCTGCCTTGTCGCTCCATTCCGACGGCGTGCCGTCTGTGTTGTAGGTGCGCACGCGCCAGTATTTTGTTCCGCTTGTGAATTTGTTCGCCGGAACGTCGTAATACTGGTTTTCTCCCGTGACGGTTGCAAGGGTATTCCACGTCGTGCCGTCGGCGGACCACTGCAGATCCGCCTTGCTCTGCGGCGTGCCGGTGGAAATGATGTGCTTCCACGAAAAGCGGTTGACGATTGTCGCGTCGATGACGATGCCGGAAGGGGAGACGGGCTTGGCCGTCGGGGTAACGTCTGTTGTCGTGATCTCCTGCCATGCGGACGTCGTTGTCGTGCCGCTGTTTGCCGTCACCTTTACGCGCCATTCGAGCGTCCCGGACGGGAATGTGTTTGCCGGGACCGTGCAAGCGGTCGTCGCGCCAGACACGCTTATCGTTTTTGATGTGCTTGCGTTTTTTACGCGCCACTCAAAAACAGCGGAGGTTTGTTTGACCTCTGCGAAGCAAACCTGCGTGAGATCTGTGTCATCCTCGGCGTCCCATGTAAATGTGTTTTTTTGAAACCTGTTTACGAACGCTCCTGACGATGGGGAAAAATTGTCTGCTTTTATTCCGACATTGTCGTTTGAGTACTCGCATGTCAGGAACGGCTTTCGCGTTGATTTTTCCCCATAAAAAATTGCTTCGCTTGTTCCAGACGGCGCTCCTCTGAACGCAAAAACAAATCCATTCTTTATGCCGCTTTTTAATTCTGTTTTGCGTTCTTCACTGTATGGCGTATAATCTGCACTTAGCTGTATAATCTCGTTCAGCGTAGACCAATATCCATCGGCGTGCTGCGAAAGGCTCTGTCTGTAAACGCTCGGCCTAGTCACATATGTTACTGTGTTCACATCGAGTGGGCTTGTCAGCCCGTTCACATATGCCCAAATTTGTTTATACCCAGTCTCGCTTTCTTTTGTCGGCTGTGCGTATATTGTAAGCGTCACCTTTGTTACGCGTTTAAATTTATACGCATCTCCCGGCACAGGGAATTTGATATATATGTTATCCCCTTGCTTGACGTTTCCTGCTTCCCCCGTAAACGGGTCCACAAACAACTTGTACTGTGCAAGATTTGAGTAGTTTGTATTCGGGTGGTTCTTTGCAACTGCTGTCGACCCACTCGCCTGCACTGTAAAGATCGGCATTTACTTCGCCCCCATTCTGGCTGTGATGCGTGCGTTTTTGGCGATGCGGAGGATGGTGTCGAGGTCGTCCACATGATCAACGTAGACGGTTGTGTTGTAGGTATCGCCGGAGGTGTAGCGCGTTTCGCTGGCTGTCTGGATGCGCGATCCGGACGGCAGATAGATGCGCTCCGGGCCGTTTTCGTTGACCCGCGTGAAGCCGCCGTACCAGTTGTCCGTGCCGGAGGCGTTGCCGCCCAGATAGCGGCGAACCCATTCGTCCTCTGTGATGCCGATGGTGGACGGGTCGCCGCGGGCAACTGCGTCCTCGTAGGCTTTGGCGAGGTCTGCCGCGCTCTGCCCCCACTGCTGCTCTGTGTAGCTGTCGAGCAGATTTTGATAATTGTTTCCGTTTCCGCTGGAGTAGCCGAAACCAAGCGCGTGCGTCATCTGTCCCCAGCCCTCGCTGATGTGGCCGGTGCTGAAGTTGATGACGCCTTTTAAAAGCTCTGCCGCGTCGGCCATGAGCGCCATGACTTTTGCGAGGGGCTGCAGCGCTTTGGTCAGCGCCGGGACGCGGTTGTTGGATAAGTCGGACATGGGGTTCAGGATATCTCCGACGGTATCCAGCAACATGCCGAACGAGTCGACAATGCCGGAGTCCTTGAGCGCCTTGCCGCCGTCCTTTACCATGGTGGTCACGTCGCCGTAGAATTCTTCGAGGTACGGGGCGAATTCGGCGGACAGCTGGTTTTTCACGCCCTCCTGCGTGTTCTGCAGGCGCTGGTATGCGTCGTCTACCGCGCCGAGGGCAGAAAGCGCCTCGTCGTCGAGCACATACCCGACGTTGTGCGCCTCGTCTGCGTAGGCCTTGAGAGTCTGCGAGCCCTGAATGATCAGCGGATTCAGATCCTGCGCCGAGCGGCCAAAAATGTCCATGGACATTGCGTCCCGCTCGGTTTCGTTTTTTACCTGTCCGAGCGCGTCAATCGTCTCATAAAAAACGTCGTTTGCACTGCGCATACTGCCGTCGGCATTGGTCACGGAGACGCCCAGTGCCTCAAAGGATGCCTTCGCATTGCCCGTGCCGTTCATCGTATCCTGCATGTTGTTGGTCAGCTTTGTCAGGCTTCCCTGCAGGGTGTCAACGGATACGTCGATCAGCTCGGACGCATAGGCAAACTCCTGCAGCTGCTGTGTCGATTGCCCGGTCTGCATGGAAAGCGTGATGATGTTGTCTGCAAAGGCGGCGGACTCCTTCGTCATGGAGATCATGGCTTTTTCTGCTTTGATGATCGCCGCCGCGACGGCAGCAAAAGCGCCGGCTGCGGCAATCGCAGAGGTATCGAGGCTGCCCATGGCGTTCATGGATGATTTCATGCTGCCCGGCAGCTGGATTCCAAGCTTTGAAGTCAGGCCGTTCACCACGTCGCCGAGGTTGCCCATCTCCTTGCCGGAGTCGGCGATCTTCTGCTTGTTCTCGTCAAACTGGTTGTTGAGATTGTTCAGCTCAGCCTCGGCGTTGTTGAGGCTGGTCTGCCACTGCATGGTGCGCTTGTCTGCCTCTCCGTATTTCTCGGCCGACTGCTGGAGCGCAGCCTTGAGATACTCGATCTTCTCCGCCTGCGTGGAAATCTTGCGCTCTAAGACGTCATTCTTGGCGTTTAGGGCCTCTACGCTGTCCGCGTTCTGCGCGTAGGCAGAGGATACCTTGCGCATTTCCGAGTCCAGCACTTTCATGCCGCTGCCGATCTCGGAAATGGCCTGCTTGTATTCTTTTTCGCCCGAAAGCGTAAATTTTGTATTGATGTTCGGCATGTTAGGTGCCTCCGTTCAGATAGGCCGACAGGCTCTGCGGCTGTTCCTGCTGCTCCGGCTGCTTTTGCGGCGCAAGCGCGTCAAGCAGAAGCGTTATGCGGCGCGGGGACATGGTTTTCCAGAAATCCCGCTCCGGCAGATGCAGCCGGAAGATCCAGATTGCGAGGAAGCCGGGGAAATCAAAGCCCAGCTGCTTCGGTTTCCCCGGCGGTGTCAGTTTTTTTCGTCTTCCGACGTTTTTTCACCGAGTTCTTCCTCCGGCGGCGTGACTGCAGCCTGAATTAGCGGGTAGATCCGCGTCCCGGCCTCGAGCGTCTGGTGCATGGTGAGCTTCCGGCCCAGCTGCTTGCTGGTAAAGCGCAGCGGAAGGCCGTTTTCGTCGGTGATTCCCTGCGTGTCTGCGGCGTCGGTCAGCATGGCGGCCAGGAAGGCCAGCGTGCTTTTGAGGCCGTGCACCGTATTCAGCGCGCGCAGCAGATTGCCGTCGTATTCGTCCTGCACGTCGGCAAGGACGTTCATGTTGCAGGAGAGTCGGTATACCCGGCCCTCGAATTCATAGTCAATGGTTTTCAGTTTGGTCGTCTCCATCAGGTCTCACCCAACTTTCCCTTGATCCAGGTAACGGCCTCCGCCGCGGTGTCGACGGTCTCGGTCTCGAGCAGCAGCTCGTCGGCGGAATCGTCCGCGAGGAATTCGCCGGTCGTCGTCGGCGTGTTGAACTGGATATTCTCGCCCTTGGTCTGGTAGGAGAGCGAGGGCGGGCCGAACAGCGCTTTCGGCACCCAGACGCAGGTGTACTTGGTCACACCGTCGATCTTGTCAGGCGCGTAAAAGCCAACGCCGACATAGTTTGCGATGTCCTTGGCCGAGAATTTCAGATTTTCCTTGCTCGTATCGGATGTGCAGCCGTAGAGCATGGCCTGTGCGGCCCTTTTGATGTACTTGACAGCCAGCGAGATCGTGCCGCCGGTGGCAAGCTTGATATATTCGGCAAGCTTGGATTCTGCGTACAGGCGGCCCTCGGCGAACTTGAGTTCCAGCTGCGCGCTCATGGCGTCGCCGACGTCGGTCGGCTCAGTGTAGGTCACGGTGCCGGACGTGTTTTTATACTTCCCCGCCCGGATGCCGCGTAAGTCAAAACTAGGCATTTACAATAGGCCCCTTTCTTTCAGCTTTTGTGTAAGGATCTTTTCGAGCTCCGCGTTTACGCGCTTCTGCGCGTTCCTGACGCCCTTTGTCCAAAAATAAGTTCCTGTGATCTGCCCGTGCTCCTTCGCACGGCCGTAATTTAAAACAAAAAGCACGGTCGCCCTGCGCGTTCCGTGCTCGTTTTTTCCGACTGCCGTGATTGTGATATACGGATCTCCGTTTTTGTCCTGCTTGATGGTTTTGCGGTATTTCACGCTGGAGGCGTATGCTTCCGTGTGGAACCCGCTCGCCCGGACGGCATTTTGCAGCTCCTCGACGATGATATCCCCGGCGGCGTACAGGAGCTCCTGCTGCATGTCCTCATCAAAAACATTCGCTTTTTGGAGCGTGGCAATGAGCTCGTCGGCGCCGGTGATAGAGATGTTAGCCATACTCCGCGCCCTCCGTTTCGGCGATGAGCGCGATCTGCGTGCGGCCTGTTTCCTTGTCGTAGGTTTCCATGTCGATGGTTGCGATGTAGCCCGCTGCCTCCAGCGCGGCTTTCGTGCGCTGGAGCAGATCGGCGGCAAAGCCCTCGGCAAAGATGGAAACGGCGTACTGCACGCCGGTCTCGGCCTCTCCGCCCTCGGCGTAGAGCTGCCCGGACTGGCCGAGCAGCTGATAGGTGATGTAGGTTTCTTCCGCGCCCTTATAGGGCGGGTGGCAGACCGGAACGCCCAGGCTTGATAGCGCCTCATAGATCATCATGCGCCGTCCCTCCGTTTGCAGGTCAGCTCTGTTTCCTCTGTTTCCTGCCCGTAGCTGCGGACGACGTCAAAGACATCGGATCCGCAGACGAGCTGCTGCTCGCCGCCGTATTCCGCGCTGTGCATGCGGAAAATTGCGTCCGTGCGCTTGCCGGCTTGTGCGGCCTGATAATACTCGGCGCGGTTTACGGACTTTCGGGCAGCCCAGACGGTGGTCTCCCGCTCGAGCTTTTCCGTCGTCTGGCCGTTTACGATGGGGTAGGAGAACAGGCGCAGCGTGATTTGCGTATCAAAGATCACAGCACGCGCCTCCTGTTCCGCCGCTGGCCGGGACTTCCCGGTAATCGTCCGAGAGTCCCATGGCGTCGCGGATATCTGCGAAGCAGGTCTTCCATTCCTCGCCGCGTCCGCAGAAATCATGCTGCCAGCGGACGTATGCGCGGACGGCGTCCTTTACCAGCGGATCTTCGTCCGCTCCCTCTGCGCCCGCAAGGTGCAGGCGCATGAGGCAGGCGTCGATCTCGTCTTTTAGCTCTTCATCAAGGGCGTTCGTGGTCAGCCGCAGGGCGGTTTTTGCAACGTTGATCAAAGCCATTGGTTATCCCTCCCTGTTGGCCGCGCGCCGTCAGGCCTTCTTCTTGGTCAGCGTGACGAGGCTGTTGACGTCGGCGCACGCGCCGTCGGCGATCTCGATTGCCTTTGTGACCTCGTCGTCGGTGTCCTCGTCGGTGTAGCGCTTTACCGTCATGCCCATGTTCTCGTTCCAGAGGTAGTCCGCCGGATCGAACATAAAGGCGAAGACGGTGTCGGCCGTGACCGACTCCGCAAAGGCCGGCAGGTAGTCGCCGGTCAGGATGACCTCGCGGCCGAGGATGTAGTTGACGGGCTTGCCGTTGATGCCGTAGTTGACGCGCGCAACGGGCTGGCCGTTGTTGTCTACCATGCCGACGATCTGCGTCTCGAAGGTCTTCTTGGACATGAACCAGACCGCGCCGTCATATGCCTGCGGCAGCGCAGCTTCGGCCTTGCACAGATCCTTGTAGGTCAGAGCAGTTGTCGCGGCGGCAATGTCGATGTTCTGGCCGGTCGGGGCGGTCTCCGCAAGGATTCCCTTCGGCTGGCTGGAACCGGTGCCGTTTATGATGGCCTTCTCCTTCGCCTTTACCATTGCATTTGCGACGTTCCGGACAAACTGTGCCTCGAACATCGGGTATGCCATGATGGAAACTTCCAGCGACATGGAGATCGCGCAGCGCAGCTTGTGGTACGCAAAGACGATCTTGCCGGTCGAAGTCTTCTGCTTGTCAGAGCCCTCGCCCTCGGCGACCCAGGAGGCCGTCGGCTTGGCCGAGCTGGTCGGGACCTGGACGCCGCCCGCGTAGGACGTGTGTGTGACGCGCGGCAGGATCATGCCGATGGCTTCCATCTTCTCGTAGATCTTCTGGATGGTCGTGGTCGGGATGACGCTGCCGACGTCGGAGGTCTTGGTGTTAGCGTCCACGTTGGTCAGCTCTGCTGGGATCTTCTTGCCGGTCAGGACATAGTTCATAAAGGCCCGCTTGTACTCGTCGGTGTCGTACCGGTCGAGCACGTCCGGGGTCTTGGCGCCGCCGGACAGGTCGACGGACTGCGCGGCCGCAGCCGGAGCCGCTACTTTCTGGCCCGCGAGGGCGTTGAGGTTCGCCTGAATCTTGGCTTCCTCCTCAAACTTGGCGTCGAGGGCTTCGACTTCCTTCATCTTGGCCTGCGCCTCTGCGGTCTTGCCTTCGTCCAGCAGCTTCTGGGCGTCGTCCATGAGCTTCTGGCGCTGGATGTTGTAAAATTCCTTTGTCATTTCAATTCTCCTTTGAGTTTTAAAAATTTCAGTTTTGCTTCTGCCTGCGCCCGTTCGGGCATAAAAAAATCAGGCTCTGCGGCCTGACCTTTTAAAAAGTTTTCCGCGCGCCGGAGCGCGTCTTCGCTGAGCATGCCGGAATAAAAATCCGCTGCCAGCGGCTTCTGGCCGGTGTCCGGCTGCATCACGCGGTCAACGAGTCCGAGTTCTACGGCCCGCTCCGCTGTGATCCATGTTTCTGCGTCCATCATGGCGGCGATCTCCGCCTCCGGCCTGCCGGTCTTTGCGACGTAGGCCGAGATGATGGCGTGGTTGGCGTCGCGCAGCGTCCCTGCGGTGTGCTCCATCTGGCGGTAATCGCCGCTGGCCTCTGTCTGGACGTTGTGGATCATCATCATGCCGGTAGGCGTCATTTCTGATTCTCCCGCCATAGCGATGATGGACGCGGCCGAGGCTGCGAGGCCTACAATGCGGATGTGGACGCCGCCTGCGTAGCTGCGCAGGGCGGTGTAGATCTCGCTTGCGGCGAAGATCTCGCCGCCGCCGGAATTGATCTCGACTTCCGCCCGCTCGCCGTTGCCCTTGGCAAGTGCGTCGGCTACGGATCTTGGGCTCGTCGCCTCCATTCCGTAAAACTGATAGAAGCGGTGCAGGTTGCTGGATACGATGGGCCCGCGAATGCTGATCTTCATGTGGTTTCATCTCCTTTCTGCGTGGTGTTCCGGTCGACCGGCTGCGTGTCCAGTCTGCGGATCGGCTTGTCTCCGCCGTCTACCGGTGCAAGATTGAACGCACGCCGCCATTCGTTCGGCGTCAGCGCGCCTCGGTCGACCAGCTGCAAAAGGTTCAGCTTTGTCGAGGTCGACGCGAAATCCCACGCGGACGCCTCAAATACGATGCGATTCCCGCAGCCGCGCTCGCGCCGGGAGAATAGCTTGCGGGTGTACTCGCCGCTGAGCTGCTTCAGCACCGGCTCGATCTCGGCGTCAAAATACGCGCTCTGTTCGTCCTCCGTCGCAATGGACGTGACGATATGCGGGTTGGTGTTAAACAGGGCATAAATGCGCTGCGTGGTTTTGTCCATCTGGGCGGCGTTCGGGACGTAATCCTTCGGGTCAATCTGCTTCGCCTCTGCCTTTGCGTCTACGGCCGCGACGCCCGTGCCGTTGGAAACATTGAGGAAGCTGTCGGCAAAGTCCTGCGCGCGCTTCTTGATATCCTCCGCGCGCATGGAGGCTGCGAACATCAAAAGCCAGCGGATGACGGCGCTATTCCGGATGGCCTTGACGATGCCCTGATCCGTCGTGGTGACGATCTCCATCAGCGGCACAATGGCCGGAGCAATGGGGTCGCCGAAGATATCATTCTCGTAAAAGTCCCCGCGCAGGTGGATGATATCGTCATAGGCAAACGTCAGGACGCTGCCGTTCTGCATGTAAAATTTCAGATACAAATTTCCGCCCGCGTCATAGACAGCGTCTGCCTGCATGGCCGCGACTGGAAAAATGGCGTTCGGCAGGCCGTTTTCATCCCGCAGGATCACGGCGAAGGCGTTGTTGTTGAGGACCAGCTGCGCGGCCAGCTTCTCCTGCAGCAGCTGGCCTGTCATGTACTGGTTCGGTTCCTCGAGCAGGAACCGGATATACGGCTCCGGATTTACGGCGAGCTTCCGCGCCGAGGCCGTGACCGTTTCCCTTATGTGCTTGGCCGTCAGCTTGCCGATGGCCTTGATCTTCGGCCGGATGCAGGCGCGGACGATGTCGGACTGATACATTTTGCCGTTGTAGCTGTAAAATCCGTTTCCGCGCTCCTGCACCATCTGCACGGTTGAAACGCGCTTGGTCGTCGTGATATTTGTCAGGAGGTTTTTAAAAAATCCCATTGTCTCACTCCTAGAGCATACTGGTGTATTCCGCCTGCTTTTGATCGTAGATCGTGTAGGCGTCTAGCAGGGCCGCCGTTCCGTCAATGCGGCGTGTGGACTTGCTCGTCTTGTGCGGCTGGATATTGCCGTTTTTGTCCTCGTCGTAGGCGGTGTTTGCGAGGTTCCACTTGTCGATCGGGTGGTTGTTGTAAATAATGCGCTTGGATTCGAGGTCGTTCCCGCATCGCTTCATTGGCTCGGACAGGGTCTTGACCCCCTGATGCACGGCGATCATGGCCTCTTTCCCGAAATAGTCCGCCATGCTGTCTACCCAGTAAGACGCAGACCATGCGTCGTAGCCGAAAAACGGCAGAAAAATATCGAGATCTTCCTGCACCTCGACAAACCATGCTTTGACGTCCTCATAGCGGATCTTGTTTCCCTCTGACAATCTGAGCAGCCCGCGCTCATGCCACTTGTCGTATGGGATCTTATCTTCCGTGACGCGCTTTTCCAAAAGCTCCTGCGGCAGCCAGTACATCTGCAGCACAAACAGGATCTCCGGCAGCTCTGGCACCTGAAACAGCACCTTCGCCGCCGTCAGGTCAGTGGTCTTGGAGAGGTCCGCGCCGCCGATGCCGTATCGCGGGTAGGAAAGCACGCGCTCCTGCGTCTTGCCGTCCGCCATGTGGTGCTGCCAGATCAGGCGGCGGTTTTCCTTGTCGAGCTGGAAGGTGTCACGATTGTCCAGCTGCTCAAAATTGAGCCAGGCTTCGGAGGACGTTTCGCGGATGTTGAAATCCTTGCAGACGAGGTTTCGGACGAGGGCTGGGTTTTTCTCTGCCCGCTCGACCCGCTCTTTCAGCGCCGTGTAGCTCTTGATCGTCCCGAGCCCCGGATTTGCCTTTTTCCAGCAGTCCGGGTCTGTCCACTCGCTGCGCTTATCGAGCTCGTAAATAAACGCGATCCGGCGCGGGTCGTGGTACCCGTCCGGATCTTCGTAGCCGTTTATGATGCGCTCGGCCTCTTCGTATTTCTCGTCGTAGATGTCCTCGCGGATGGTGCCCGCGGTGGAGGTGATAAAGATCAGCGGTTGCTCACGGGCCGTCACGCCGTCGGCGATAATGTCGTACAGGGCGCGCCCGCTCTTCCACTGGTGGATCTCATCCATCATGGCCCCGTGGATGTTGGGGCCGTCAAGGGTGTCGCTGTTAGAGGCCAGCGGCTTGAAAACGCCGTCGTTGAAATCGCTGTCCAGCTCAGCGACCAGACAGCGCGTCCGTTTGCGCAGCGCCGGTGATTTCTGCACCATGCGCTTTGCTTCCTGCCAGATGATCTTCGCCTGGTCCCGCTTGGTTGCCACGGCGTAAACCTCTGGGCCAGCCTCGCCGTCCGCAAGCTGGAGATACAGGCCGACGCCGGAGGCCAGCAGCGATTTGCCGTTTTTCTTGCCGACGATGAGGATGGCCTCGCGGTACTGGCGGTTTCCCTCGATGTCGATAAACCCGAAGACAGTCGCCAGCAGCGCTTTTTCCCATAGCTCCAGCCGGACGAGTTGTCCGCCCGCCTTGCCCTTGGAGTGGTGGCAGTAGTTTTCAAAAAATTCTAGGACGTGATTGGCACGTTTCGGCGAGTAGTAAAACTCGGAGTTTTCCGCTCCCAGCTGCTCTACAACGTGCCGGTAGGTTTTCTGCACCTTGAGGCTGACGACTTCGCGGCCGTCCTGTATGGCCTGCCAGTATTCGAGGATGGGGTTGTAGGTCGCCTGGTAGCGCGTGAGTTTCATTCCTCGTCACGCTCCCGGACAAAGCTTGCAAAGCCGTCGTCCTCCTGCTTCTGCGCGGTGTCCGGCTTCGGCAGGAGCGCCGTGAGCTGCTTAATGATCTTCTGGTAGTTCGCGTTTGTCGAGTTGTATGCCTGCCCGATGGGCCGGGCGCGATCATAGGGCTCCAATCGCTCCGACTGCTGGAATTTCTCCGTCCAGCCGTTTTCCCGCAGGTCGTCCGCCATATCCTCGCACTCGATGCGCATAAAGGCTGCCTGATCGATGAGTCCCGCGACAGTCCCGGCCGCTTCCTTCGGCAGAAGCTTGTAGATCCTCCGGAGTCTGGTCTTCTCGGCGCGGATACGCTGTTCCTTTGTCTTTTCCTGCCTGTTCGCCACAAAAACCTCCTCCTTTTCGCGTGATTTTTGCCGTCTGTCCGCGCGTGCGCGTAGATTACTTATCGCCGCGCTTTTGTAGGGGGGCCTCGTGAACGGCCTGCGTATTCTTCCGAGGTAGGGCGTGCGGTGATTCAGCCGGCGCCCCGGCCTCGCGCGACGGGGGGGATCGGGTCGCCGGCGGCGTCGAAGAAAATTTTTTGCGTCAGAGCTTTTGCGACTCCGTGCCCATCAAACTGATCGTGGCAGTCCTTGCAGACGAACTCGAGGTTGGAGTAGGACAGGCTGACGTCCGGGTCGGTGATGTTGTCCGGTGTCAGCGCCCGCTTGTGGTGGACGATGTAGCCCGGTTTGTCCCGGCACTCTTCGCAGAGCCCGCCGTCGATGGTCCGGCGGAACTTGATATACCCGGCGCGGCATTTCTTCCAGCGCCCGGACGCGTAAAAGCGTGCGGCCCATGGCTGCATCCTGTTCCCTCCAATTCTTCACGCTATCACTGTAGCACATTTTTTTGGCCCTGTTGGCTCAATTTTTGCGATAGCCAAGCTCCCGCGCCGCTTCGTATACAAAACGGCTGTACATGCGCTTGGCTGTCGACTGGCTGACATGCACCCGGCGCGCGGCGGATTCCAGGCTTTCCCTCGGCCAGATCCATGCGTGCAGGCGCACGATCTCCAGCACATCGGCTCCGTCCCGCCATGTCTGTGCGGTATTGATCGCGGCTTGCACGGCAGCATAGTCCTCGTACTCCCGCGAAGATAAAACGCGCACAGCGATATCCTCGACGGCGCGCCCGGCGGAATGTCCGCCCGGCTGTGCAGAATATCCCGGCGTGATCTTCTGGCGGCTCATGTCCCGAACCTGTCTGTCCAGTTTCGGGAATTCGCCGATGGTGCGGCAGACGTTCCAGTACCACCAGTATCTCGGCTTTGACACTTCCCCACTTCCTTCCTGCTTCGTGCTAAAACCTTACGCATATACAAGGCTTAATTTAAGCGGCTCCCGTTCCGCTTGTGCTCTGATCTTGGATCGACTACATACTTATAATATTGATACCCGTACTTTGTCGTCCGTGCCTCGACGAGGATATAGCCGCGCGGGGCGACGGGCGGATGCTTGGGGCTGTACTCGCGCACGGCCTCGGTTGCAGGTTCCGGCTCGGGGCGGATACAATTGCGCGTTGCCTTGTAGCGGTGGCCGCCGAATTCTTTTCTCCAGTGCGCATGCAGGTAACTGGCAAGTGCTGTGTAGTCCTGGCCGTGGTCGACCTTGTTTCCCTGCTCATCTATATAATAGTTGTGCTTTCGCAGGTGCCGAACCTCGATCACGCTGCCGAACCCCCAAAGCCCGCCGATGGCTTCTTCCGGGATCCCCTCTGTTACCAGGTGTAAATGGAAGCGATTGGTTGTTTTTCCTCTTCCGTAGAAAGCAACGATTTTGGCCTCCGGATAGTGATACTGCATGCGGCGCACAAGGTTGTCGCGCACTCTGCGCATTTCCTCTGCGGTATGTACCTCGTTTTCTGCATCCAATGTCAGGGTGGAATACAGGCTTGTGGGCGAGAAATTGGCGTTCATCAGCGCAACGAGCCGATCCAGCGATTGCTTGCCGTTGAATTCATCGCGCTCCGCCTGCGTCTGGAAGCGCGGCTTGCGCGGCTTGCTGGTCTTTTTGTCCGCGCCATCGGACACGGTATAAACGATCTGCGTACATACCGCCCCGGTAAACAGCCTGCGCTTGTGCCTCTTTGCCATCATCCACACCTCTTTCTCCCGGGCGGACAGAGCCGTCCGCCCCTATAGGGCCATCTGCCCGCTCAAAGCGTGGCCGGAGATTCCGGCCATGCGTTCAGCGGATAGTGCCGTTGTCCTTGTGCCCGCACGCCATACACGTGCGCGTATCTGTTTTTTCATCCCAGTAGCAATAGCCGACAGCCCCACATTCCGGGCAGATCCCCCACGGGCCCTTTTTGCCCGCAGGATCTGGCCCCGGGCCGATTGGCAGCTTGCCGCACAGCGCATCCAGTCTGCGGCTCAGGCTGCGCGCCTTGAGGTATACCAGCACGCCCAGCGCGATCCATTCCAGCGCAGCAGCAAGCTCCAAAATCTCAATGATCATTTTCTTCTCCTTCTATCCCTTCCAGTGTTGCTTGGCAGTATTGGCACTGGCGCGGCAAAACGCGCTTCACGCCTCCATTTTTCCAGACTTCGATATGTGGCTTCTCCGGCCTGCCGCAGACCGGGCAGCGGTAGACACGGAAGATATCATCCCAGCGCCACCAATCCCCGGTGCGGCGCAGCTGCTTCTCCGCGTTTTTAAGCAGCACGGTATAGCAGTCCGGCACATCCTCCGGGAACCATCCTGCGATGGGGCCGCCGTTCAGCAGGCACTTGTCGCAGTCGTCCGCCCTGCACGCCCCTATTGCCTGCATGATCTCCGCAAAGCTCATGTCCTTTTTTCCAAGCCGCAGCGCTTCCCAGCGCTTGTCTTTCTTGCTCATTCCTGCGCCGCCTCCATTTCCTTTCGCTCCTGCATGAATCCATGCAGAAACAGTTCCAGCAGCGCGGATGCGCGGTTGCACAGCTTGGTGAAATCCTTCTTGCTGATCTGAAGTTTTCCGGTCGTGACGACCTCCGTGTCCACGCTGCCGATGATCTGGATCGTCGGATTCGGCTCCAGCGTCTTTGAGCCGTCGTCCTCCACCCGGTAGAGCGGCGGCGTAGAGCGCTCCATGATGATCCGCGGCGGGTAAGTCTCGCCGTGGAAACTCGCGTCCCAGAATTGATTGTCGTAGTCCGCGACAAACTCATCCAGTTCTGACGCGAACAGTCCCATGATTCCTGCCATTTTGATCTCCTTTCATACTTCCACGCACTCATCGGCGCGGATATTGATGCGTTTGCCGCCGGACTGGATCACATAGCCGTACCGCTTTGTGCTTGTTGGCGGGCTGTATCTTTCCGCCGGGTAGATCTGCCCGACGACCGGGCTCAGCTCCGGATAGATCTCGATTGGCCTTGTAATACGGATGTTTACCCGGCTGTGCGGCAGGCGGAGCTCGCCGTTTTCGGCGCGCATGCGCTCTCCGCATTGTATGTGTCCTTCGGCCCGCACTGCTTTGATGTTTGCGTTCCTGCATTTCGGTGAGCAGCACGGCTTGTATGTTCTGTACTGCCGCAGATAGCTCGGCGTCCGGTAAAATTCCTTCCCGCACTGCGGGCAGGTCAGCTTAATTAATTCCTGTTTCATTGCGTTCATCCTTTCGTCTGGGGGCCGGTATTCCGGCCCCCGTAGGCAGGACGGGCTTTCACCGTCTGCGCACCGGCGCGCCGCGCTCGCTTGTCAAACGCTGCGCATTTCCGGGCGAGCCGCCCTTGACTGCCGTCAGGCGGCTTATAAAAAAAGGAGGCAAGCGATGCACGGAGGCTATGCGAGACCCCCGTGTGGGGTAACGTTGACGAGTTCCGTTCGCGCGCACGTTCCACACGCGCCTTTTATCCCCGGCGCACAGAGCTTGAGGGAGCTTTCCGTGCGCCGGGTGCAAAGCCAGGGTGATCCTCCCGCAGCCGTCTCAAGGCAAAGCGGCTGCGGCATATGTCCAAAAAATAAGGTTCCCCGGCTGATTGCCTATTCCTTGGTGCTGATATCCTTGTGCAGCAGGCCGTCCTCGCTCTTTTTGAACGGCAGCGCCTTGCGCCGCGCCTGCTCCTCCGGATTCCAGCCGCACCGTTCGCAGAAATCCGGTGCGTGTTTTGCGTACTGGCAGGCGTTTCCGCCTTTCGGCAGGCCGCACCCTGCGTGCGGGCTGCTCTCGTTTTTTTCTTCCGGCATGTTTAAATCTCCTGTATGTCGATTCCAAATTTTGACCGCATGAATTTCCGGTTGCGCAGATACTCCTTTGTCCGCGTCGGCTTGGACTTCACATCCTCGACGACGAGCTTGCCGCCGAATTTGTATGAAAAGTCCGCCGTGTACCGCACTGCGCGAATGCGCTCACCGGTCTCGCTGATGTACGATTCCTGCAAGGTGAACTGCGGTTGCAGGCGCAGATCGGAGATAATGCCAGCCCGGAGCATCACCATCAGCTCGTCGTACCGCCGCGCCTCCTTCTGGCTGTCGAAGCGCAGCTCTCCGCGCTCGGCGGGCGCGCTGTGATACTTCGAGGCCTTCTTCGGCGCCGCGGCAGCCCCCGGCATCTGCTGCCGTGCATAAAGCTCCCGCATCCGCGGCGGCATGTCCGCCATGGATTCAAACCGCAGCCCGCTCATTCTGGTGTTTCTCCCTTTTTCACTCCGTATCTGCAAAAATCATTCTCGGTTGGGCAATACATGCCGTGCTCCTCAGAGCAGATGACAATACCGTTTGCGTCGGTTCGCACCTTGTGTTTGCAGTCCTTGCAGTACACGATTTCTACGGTGTTAATGGTGGGCGCACCGTCCAGATAGTTAATAATCGAGTCAAACTCCCAATCTTCAATTTCGCCCTTTCGGTGGTTCTCCATCGCCTTGTTGTAGACTGCATCCGCATCAATCAGTCGCATGGTCGGCCTCCTTATCGCACGAGGAAAGCACGCTGTCGTCCAAAAACGCACGCGCCGTGTATTTCCCGCCGCATTCGCACGGCTCTTTTGTCCGGTAAACTGTCCAGTTCGGAGTCGATAGCTTTTCGTCCACCGGCGCGACCTTCCCACACCGCTCGCAGACCGGCGTCATGTCCATCATATCCATCATGTTTTTACGTTTTGCCATTCTTCTTGTCCTCCATTCTTGCCCGCAGCAGCTTCGCGTACAGTTTGATCGTCAGCGTGTCCTCTACCACACCGGCGTTTGTCTTCCAGCGCGGCTTTGCCGTCAGCCCCCAGTTTGCATTGTTTCGGTTCGTGCCGATAGACATGAGGATCTTTCTTGCTCGTTTTCTGGTCATGGCCTGCCCTCCATTTCCCGCAAAGCCTTCTTGGCTTCCTCGCTGGTGAAAAATACGGTTTTTCCTATGGAACTTTCCACGCATAGGCAGAACGGGTACGTTTCAATGTCCCACCGTCCCTGTATTGCGAAGTATTTCATGCTCCCGACTCGGTGCTCGAAGATTTCTCCGGCAAACACTCTGTATAATTTATCGCCCACCTTGCACGGCTGGATGATACACCGGCCTTCCTTGTCGGCCTCGGCCAGCTCGCGGAGGCGGTCAAACCCGCCGCACAACTCGGCAATGTCCTCGTAGATTTTTAATTGGTGGTAGATCTCCATCGCGTGCTCTTGCACCGCGAGTACGTCAATGACGCTCCTGCGCGTCGTGTGCTCATCTACCCGCACATCAGGGATTGTCAGTCGTTCCATGTCTGTTCCTCCCTATTCAATCCAAAACGTTGCAACCGGAACAAGTTCTTCATACCATTGCTGGAAATCATTCCAATCGTTAAGAATGTTCCGGAAAAATTGTGCTGTCCCCTTTACCGATCCCCATCCGTTTGGTTCTTCGTATTCTTTGAACGAATCTGGGTTCTGCTCCAACTTTCTCAAGCCAGCCTCGATTTTTGGAATTACATCCACGCAAAGCCCGTTGTTCTGGCAGTTCTTCCATTCCAGACAAGTTGACTTCACAATAATTTTCCGGTTGTTCCACGTTATATTTGCGTCGCACGTACCAACGGGGACGTAGGCATCAACTCCTTCGGCTTTGACCTTGAACGAAATATTGTAGCTCATGCCTTGCCTCCTTCCTCCGGCGCTTCCGGCGGCGGCATCCAGTGAGTAATCAAGTTCTGCGGTACCTCCCAGTTATCGCACGTCCATCCGTCGCTCGGAAAGTATCTTGCCATATCTACAATCGAGCCGCCCGCGTCCCGAAAAGCAACGAGATATTTGCTGAGACGGTCTATTGGCAGTCTGTCCTCCACGCTGATCCACTGCGGCACCTTCTCCCGCAGCGCCGCATTCTCGGCGGTCAGGCGCTCGAGTAGAGCAAGCACCTCTTTGTGCATTTCTTCTCTGCAATCCAGCCCGGCGGGGAATGCCGGACACTTGTCGCTGCAGCTATTTTCTGCGCAGCACCGCAGCGCCTGCACGATTTCCTGCCCCGTCATGCTGTGCCCTCCATCGCCTTCCCCCACGCGGCCAGTTGGGCGCGGATGGCTGCGCAGAGCTTTCCGACCTTGTCCTCGTCCTCGATGCGGCTGACAGCCTGCGTCAGTTGGTTGAATGCCGCCTGCCACTGGCTGAAATGCAGGTGCGCGGCCGTTACGTCCTTGTCGGACATGGCAAGCTTTCTGCGCAGATCCTCGATCTCTCCGGTCAGACGCTCCTTTTCCGCGTCCGAAGAGGCGGCTTCCGCCATTGCCTTTGCCGCTGTCAGCTGCTGCTTCAGGCTCTCCGCCTCCTTGCGGACGCGCTCAATCTCCTGTTCGGTCTTTGTGGTCTGCTTCCGCCATTCGTCGGTCTTTTTGCGCAGCTCCGTTTCCGCCTGCGCCCGGACCTTGGCCTCCGCGTCCCGGATTGCCTGCTCGTCGCGCTGGACAGCGACCTCGACTGGGCGATTCCGGAGCGCTTCCAGCTCGTCCGCCATGCGGCAGGCCTCGTCCTTCGCGGCGGTCAGCTCATCTTCCATGCCGCGCAGCTTCTCATAGGCTTCCTGCGCCTCTTTTTTCGCGTTCTCGGCGCGAAGGGAATCGCTGTTTGCCTGCCGCAGGGCGCTTTCGCGCTCCTGCCGGGCGGCGTCCCGCTCCTTGATTGCTTTTTCCAGTTCCCGGGCGGAAAGATTCTCTGCATCGACTGCTTCGGCAAATTCCTCGCGCTCGTCTTCCGGCACGGCCAGAAGCCGCAAAGCATTGGAAATACTGAGATTTTGCAACGTTGACGATTCTGGTACAGCCCCGAAAATGCCGATCTGGGCCGCGCCGTATTCATTGAATACCCGCATAAATCTGGTCGCGGTTGCCTGGGAAAACTCCGTGTTTTCCTTCAGCCACGCGCCCCAGCCTCCATACGGGACCATGCTCTTTGCGGCCTCCAGCCGCCGGCCGATCTCGACTCCATAGTAAAGCGTCATGGCCTTTGCCTGCCGGGTCAGCTCGCGGATCTCCGCGCCCAGCTTTTCCGGGGATACCATCAGATTCTGTTCACTCATGCTGCTGCCTCCTTTTTCTGTTTCTTTCCGGCAACCTTCAGCTGCCGGACGTGTTCAATCCATCTGTCCACAAATTCCTGCACTTCTTTCGTCGGCGCACAGTTCCGCAGGCCGTGGTTCTGAAGCTCTTTCACTGTTTTCAGTTCCACCTGCAGGGTAAACCACGGCTTGTCCGGCGCATCTGCGCGGCGGATGAAGAAAATGCAGCTGTCTCCGCGCGCCACGGTCGCGCCGTAGGTTCCGACGCAGTGGTGAAGGGCACTGCCCTCGTCGATCAGCTCTTCCTCGGTGCGCACCGGCCGGATGCAGATCCCGCCATCAGCCCAGGCCCACGCCTCCAGCGGCGCGACGGCCTTTTCAAACGCCGGGCGGCGCTTTTCGATCTCGGCCTGCTTCCTGCGCTTTTCTTCTTCGTTTCGAGCGATGCGCTCCGCTTCCACCAGCCGGTCGTGCTCGCGCTTGAGGCTTTTTGGGAGCTGGACGTGCTCATCCCGCAGGTCAAGCCCGTCGCGCCGGGCCATGTTCCAGTAGTCCAGCAGCGTTGTGAGGTCGGCCTTTTGCCTTTCCAGATACCGCAGGCAGCGCATGACGGTCAGCCGGCCGCGCCAGAGCTGCATGCTTTTTCCGCCTGCGGCGTCCGGCAGCAGTGCCTTTTCGCTGCACAGCTTGTTCAGCTCGTAGATCTGCAGTTTTTTCAGCAGGTTCCAGTCCTCCGGCAGCTTTACCGGATCAAACGCCCGCACCATCTTGTATTTCGCAAGATCGTCCTGCGTCCATTTCTCCCGGACGCAGAACGCAAATTCCTGCTTGTCCAGCCCCAGCATCCGGGCCGGGCGCTTCTGTTTCCAGTCGATCCATTCCAGCTTCGCGCTGGGCCCGCCATATAAGCCATACCTCTGCGTATCCCGCGTGATCGCCTTTGCGACCATGCCCCCGCAGCCCTGCACGATCAGATTCTCGATGTTCCGGTGCTTCTGCCAGAGGCGCAGATACGCGACGGGCCGCGCCTCGTCCCCGGCCGATTTCAGGTACTGCGGCAGGGCGGCGTTCTCAATGGTCGTGCCGGAGATATCTTCCGGCTTGCGGAACCAGTCTTCATCCGGCGTCTTGCCCCATCTGTCGTCGCAGCGCTTCACCTGCCGCCAGCGGTCAAAATAACGGATCGTGTTCGTGAATTTCTGATAGCCTATCAGCCGGACGGCCTTTTTCTGTTCAAAAACATAGGCCTCATACGGCCACATCCGGTAAACTTTCCGCGCGTCCTTTCCGATGTTCCGCTCCGCCCGCCAGCTTAGCAGGACGAATTTGCTCCCCAGCTGCCACGGTTCGCAGAAATAGACGTTATCGTCGATCCCGCCCCGTGAGAGCTGCCCGACGTGCTTTGCCCGAAGCTCCGCGCCGCACTTCGGACAGCGGAATTTGTCTTCCGGGCCGATCTGCATGATGCCCTCCACGAAGCCGAACGGCGCCCAGCCTCTGACGCAGTCCGCCCCTCTGACCTTCTCTGCGATCCAACTGCCGCCGCAGGCCGTGCAGGTCACGGACACAGCGTTTTCCCGTATGCCGGTCAGCGGATCGCGGTAATATGTATCCCTGTAGATAGCGTACTCTGTTTTGAATTTCGTCCGGATGCACCAGTCCAGTGCACCCTCGGACGGCTGCCTCGGCAGCCGCTCCTCATAATCGATCTGTTCGCTCATCCGAAGAAATCCTCCAGATTCACGATGTTTCCGGCCGGCGCGGGAGGCGCGGCAGGCTCCGGCTTCGGCGCGGCCGTCTGCTCCGGCAGGCCGAAGTATTTGCGGATGATCTTCTCGGCCTCCTGGCCGGTGCAGCAGCTGCCGTTTTTCTGCGCGAACGCCCGGATGTTGGCCTCGCAGGCCTTGAGGCTCATGCCGCCGTGCTTCAGATCGTCCAGCACCAGCTTTGCCGCCGCCTCATCCGGCGCGATCATCTCCAGCAGCTGCTCGCCGCACATCCACACCGGGCCGCGCGGACCCTGCTGCTTGCGGATGATCTCCGTTACCTCTTGCAAATATGGATTTTTCATGGTATACTCTCCTTGTACTTAACTTGTCACGGGGAAGTGTAGGCTTCTCTGCCCTCGTCCGGCTGGAACCGGTCGAGGGCATTTTTTATCCGAACATCCTGTCCGGCTGATATCCAAGCTT